ATGAAAAGAACAGAAGGAAGTCCACGGCGTTGGACTCCGCAGGAAATCGAAGCGTTCATCAATCGCATGCTCGATGAGGCAGCCGAGCATCTGCGGGGTAGTGAAACTACCCTCTCTGAATTCATCAAACTGCTGCAAGTCAAAACAGAAGTGACTAAAGAACAGAGGCCGCACAAGGTGGAGGTGAAATGGGTCGAATCACTGCCGGAGAATGGTGTCGACAGCTGATCCGCTACCAGCCTTTGCCTTCCCAGTGGGCGTTCCACAGGTGCCGGGCCAGATTTAAGGGTTTTTCTGGGCCGGTGGGTTCGGGGAAAAGTCAAGCCCTGTGTCACGAGGCGATTCGGCTGGCTTACCTGAACTCCGGCCGCACTGGCTTGCTGGCCGCGCCCACCTACGGCATGCTGCGAGACGCCACAGTGACCGCGCTGGTCGGCATTTTGGAGGAGAACTCGATTCCGTACGAACTCCGCAAGACCGAGGGCGTGCTGCGACTGCTGGATCCCGGTTCTCGAATTCTGCTGCGGTCCTTGGATGAGCCTGAGCGGCTGAGAGGGACGAATCTAGCCTGGTTCGGGGTTGACGAACTGACTTATGCTGCCGAGGATGCGTGGACGCGGCTTGAGGCGCGCTTGCGTGATCCAGAGGCCCGCCACAGGCACGGCTTCGCCGTGTGGACTCCAAAAGGCTTTGATTGGGTTTATCGCAGGTTCATTGCCCGGAAGGTGGCCGGCTATGAGGTCATTTTCGCTAAACCATATGAGAACGTCTACTTGTTAAACGAGGTTCCCGACTATTACGACCGGCTTCGCTCCAGCTACGGAGGCGAGTTCTTCGCCCAGGAGGTGCTCGGCCAGTACGTCAATACCGCGGCTGGTCGAGTCTATCAGGATTTTGACCGGCAGACGCACGTGCGGGATGTGACCTTAGATCCCAATCTTCCGGTTCTCTGGGCGTTGGATTTTAACGTGAACCCGCTGTGCTCTCTCATAGCGCAGAGAATCGGTGACGAACTTCGAGTACTTGGGGAAATCGTACTGTCAGGCGCCAGCACAGCGGACGCGTGCCGGGAGTTCCTGCAGCGCTTTGGAAAAGATTGCGCTGGCGTGCACGTGTACGGCGATGCTTCAGGTAATGCCCGTAGGACGTCTGGACCGACGGACTACGAAATCATTAAGTCTCATTTTGAGCAGGCGGGACTGCGGGGCGCTCGATTTATCGTTCCCAAGCAAAACCCCGGCGTCCGCGATCGGATCACGCTCGTAAACGCCAAGCTCAGGAATGCGCGGGGAGAATCAACGCTGGTGGTTTCACCCCTGTGCGAGGAGCTGATCGCCGACTTTGAGCAGACCTGCTACAAGCCCAACTCGACGGTCATAGACAAAACCAGTGACCCTCGCAGGTCGCATTTGACAGACGCTTTGGGCTACTTGATCTGGCAGGAGTTTAAGACCGAAAAGAGCGCCGGTCCTAGAAACCGGCCATTACTAAATTTCTAGGCGGGCAGGGCAATGATCGAACATGTGACAGTTGAACATCCGGACTATCAGGCTCGTCGGTACGTCTGGCAAACCTATCGTGACCTGTACGTGGGCGGCGATGAACTCAAGGCGCGGGCGCACGAATATCTCACCAGGCGGCAAACCGAACCCAACGAAGTCTACGCCGAACGTCTGAGCCGTGTCTTCTACGAGAATTATGTCGGCTCTATCATCGACTGGTATGCCGCCACGTTGTTTCGCCGCGAGCCAGTCTTGCAGATTGAAGGCTCCGACAATTTAGGGCGGCGTTTTTTTGCTGAATTCTTTGAAGATTGCGACCTGCAAGGCACGAGTCTCAGCGACTTTCTACGTTCGCAGTTTATCGATTGCCTGGTCTTTGGAGCGAGCCACATCCTTGTGGACTTCCCGCGCTCCCACCAGCTGGCCCTCTCGCGCGCCCAGGAAGAGGAACTGGGATGTGCGCGAGCCTATTTGGTCGGCTATTCTCCTGAGAATTTGATTAACTGGTCGCGGGACGAGCGAGGCCGCTACGAGTGGGTTGTTCTGCGCTCTACGCGCCGCTTCTTTGACCCGGCAGGAACAGGCGCCTGGCGTCAGCAAACCTACTATGCTCACTATGACCGCAGCAAATACGCAATTTTCCGTGCGGCTGACGAAGGAAAGCCCCTCGAGTTGGTCGACCAGGGGCGTCACGGCCTGGCGCCCCTGGGTCTGGTGCCGCTTTTCGATTTGCGGGTAGCTCCCGGCCTGTGGCTCATGAACAAGGCTGCTCTGCTGCAGCTGGAACACTTCAATAAGTCCAATGCTCTCTCGTGGGCGCTCACGATGGGCCTGTTCGCAGCTCCGGTGATTTACTCGGATCGCGAATGGGATCAGGTGGTCAGTGAAAGTTACTACATTCAGCTCGGCCCCCAGGACCGCTTCGGCTGGACCGAACCGGAAGGCAAGGTCTTCCAGCTGGCGGCAGACAACTTGAAGCGCCTGCGTGAGGAAATCTATAGGGTTTGCTATTTGACGCACCAGGCCGGTAGTGTCGATCCGAACGGGGCTTCGCAGTCGGGTTTGGCGAAACTGCGGGACTTTGCCGTGACACAAGAGGTGTTGCGCGCTTACGGGGACGCCGTCAAAGACTGCCTGAAGCGGGTTCTCCGCGCCATTTGCGAAGCACGAGAAGATGACCTGCTGGTTCATGTGACCGGCTTGGACGACTTCGACATTGCTGATTTCTCCAGTGACTTAGAGGATGCCACACGTCTTCTTGCGCTCGATATGGGGTCCCGCACATTGAAACAGCAGGTTTATACGAAGTTGGCTCATAAATATTTGTGCGACGCGCCTCAGCACGTGAAAGATCAGATCGCCGAGGAAATCAAGGCGTACCTTGACGGGCGCCGACAGTAGAACATTCACCGTCGGAATTCCAACGGGCCGCGACTCAGAGCACATTCAGTTTGGAGGAAAGATGAATCACGAACAGCAGACAGACATCAGAGGGCTCGTGAAGGAGGTGATCCGCGAATTTGTTGAAGCGGAGAAGTCTCGCACGGAGCCAGCGTATAAAGCCGAGCTTCTGGAAGAGCGCAAACGGCGTGAACAACTGGAAGCTCGCGTCAACGAGCTGATTGAGGAGAACAAGCGCAGCCGCCGGATGGCCGAAGAGGCCGAGCGCGCCAGCGCCATCCGCGCCGAGCTGCAGCGCCTTGGAGTAGCCAAAATCGACCTGGCCTTCAAGGCGGTCAAGGATGATTTGATTCGGGTGGATAACGGTGCGATTATTCATCGCACGCCTGAGGGGGACGTTGCGCTGCGGGATTACCTGACGCAGTTCTTGCAGGAGAACCCGGAGCTTCTGCCTGCTCGAATCGCAGGCGGTTCAGGAGCTTCCAAGCCGCAAAGCGTAACCTCGGGCGCCATTGATCTGGACAAAATTCGTCCGGGCATGCCACCCGAAGAGCTTGAGCGTGCCCGGCAGGAGATTGCACGGATCGCCAGCCAGGCTACGCGCCTTTAATCAGGACGCCCGGCGAGCCGCCGGGCTTCTTCACAACCTTTAGGAGAAGATTATGCCAGCAATTACATCGACCAATGTGGCGAATGCGATTTTGAAGCTGGTTGCGGCTGATGCGTTGCCCGCCTTGATGGGCAACCTGGTGATGGGAAACTTAGTCAATCGGGATTTTGAGCCGACGCTGGCTCAGGCCGGAGACACGGTCAATGTGCCAATTCCCCCCACCATGGTCGCCAACAACATTGCGGAAGGCGGCAGCGTCGTCACCCAGAATCCAAATGTCGGCAACGCCGCCATCGTTTTGAATACTCACGCCGAGGCCAGCTTCCAGATTCCCGACGTGACGAAAGTCTTGGCGGCGCCGGATCTACTCAAGCTGTACCTGCAACCGGCGATCATCGCCATCGCGGAGAAGATTGAAACAGATCTGTTGAGCCTCTACTCCCAGTTCACGGCGATCCCGCCGGTGGGCACGGGCGGATCTCCCTTGACGGAAGCTGCGATTGACGCCGCAGAAACTGCGCTCTTCAATGCCAAGGTGCCGCAGAGCGCCCAGAAGTATTTGGTGGTCGACGGCACGGCCTACTCGCAGCTGCGTCAGATCCCGCGCTTCAGCGACTATTCCACGGCTGGAGAAGCGGGGTTGCGGGCGTTGATCGAAGGCTCCGTCGGCAAAATTAAAGACTTCTACGTCTTCCGTTCTCAGTTTGTCGTCAAGACCGGTACCTCTCCGGTGACCACCAACAACTTGGCGTTCACCAAGAATGCGATCGGTCTGGTGACCCGTCGTCTGCCCAAGCCGCTGCCTGGCACGGGAGCCATCGCCGAATATGCCGAACTGGGCAATTTTGGCATGCGCGTAGTGATGAGCTATGCTCCCAATACACTGGCCCAGCAGTTCACCGTTGACGTTCTTTATGGCGCTGCTGTGCTCCGCAACAGTCACGGGGTACAGGTTCGCAGCTAAGTTTCAGTCGCGAGTTCTTCATCTCACGGCCGGCCGGGCTTTCCCGGCCGGCCACTTTTTTGGGGAGGCAAAACATGGATATTCGTCACTACTACCAAAAGATCCGAGAGGTGCGGTCGACCATCAAAGAGCCCTTCGTCGTCGTCGTGAGTCAGGAGACACCCGAAGGCGGCCAGGCTGGGGTGATGACCGAGGTCCCGGCGCACTTGGCGGCACGACTGATTGTGGAAGGGCGTGCAGTACTCGCCACTGAAGAGCAGGCTCAGCGCTTTTATGAAGAGCAACGCCGGGCTCGTGAGGCGGCAGAACAGGAGGCGCTCAGCCGGCGAATCCAGGTGGCCGTGGTCAGCGATAACGACGTCCGTAAGCTGAGCGTCAAACCAGAACGCAAATAGGGTGAACCATGGCGATCTTCAGCGATGGGCTGACGTCCACGATCGAGCATTTGGCGGCATACGATACGAATATCTTCGATCTGGCCGCAGCCGAAAACATCAGTGTGCCGCAAAAGCTCGCCCTAGCTGAGCAGCAGATCGGACTGCAGCTGCAGCGCTTCCTGCGACCTCGCTCAAATGAGGACCAGCAATTCACCCTGGACCATGTCGTGGTCTCTGACGCCATCTTGCACTGGCACCGCGTACTCACCCTGCTCCTGATTTATCGGGATGCGGTGCAGCGGAATGGTACACCCCGCTATAATCCGGGCCTCCAGCGCTGGATCGCCGATGAGCGCGCGGCGCGCGAGCTGGCCTTCGATCTGGGCATTGGGGTGGTGTATAACCCCCTGCCCAGGCCTCCGGCGCCGCAATATGTTCTGATTCCTGGCGGCGCCACGTCGGCGGGCGCGTATTTTCTCGCCATCACATGGACACGCTCTGGCGTGGAAAGCGCGCCAAGTGTCAGCGTAGAGGTCAGTCTGGACAGTGGCCAGCTGCTACGCGTTCTGCCGCCGCCAACTCCTGCCGACATCACCTCGTGGAGCGTTTACGCGGGATATAACCCATATGAGCTTCAGCGGCAGAATCTAGCTCCGCTCACGCCCGGCGAAAGTTGGACTCAGGATACTGCCGGCTTCCGTCCAGGGCCGGCAGCGCCTAATGGGCAGAAGCCAGACTTAGTTCTGACACGCCGGCGCCGTCAAGTGAGGTTATAACTCATGCGCATCAACTTATCGGCCGAACTGGCATCCATCCTGCGGCAGAGTCCCGAACTCCCGTACTACCTCGGGGTGTACGCTGAGGCGCAAAACGTTCACTTGTCAACGCTCACGCCACTGAACATCCAGGATTACGCCTTATCGGCGGAACTCTCAGACCGCACGACAGGCGGCCGGCACCCGTTACTGGCAGTTTCCTGTACACGAATCTCGAATACCCGGGACGAGAAGTTTCGCACGTTCTCCGGCAAGGCAGAACTGCAGATTGAAATTCGGCTGAGCCATGAAAAGCCGGATCAGCTGTCGCGGCTTGTCCAGGTTTTCACGACGGCTGTCTGTGAAGTGCTCAACGTGAACCGCGGTGAGTGGAAACCAGGACTCTACTATCCAGGCGGGTATGAGGTGAGCTTTCTGTCACCCAAATTCGGTGGCCGAAGTTTCACGCAGAGCGCAACCATCAAGCTGAGTGTGCATCTGGCCTTTGACTGAGCGCCGGGCGCCGCCGCAGCTCATATCCAACAACACACTGTCATGAAAGAGGAAGTATGCCGAGGTATATCTCATCAAGAGACAACCGCTTCTATGTACGCCGGGAGGACAATTTCGCCGTTGCTGCGCCCGTCACTGCGCAGAACCGCTTTCCTGCAGTACGGCTCGTCGTGCGATCAGAGGTCGACGCGCCTCGCCGCCGCGACAAAACGGGAACCCGCACTTTCCTAGGTCATCATCCTGACCTCCGGCGCAACCACACCTTCGAGCTGAAAACGTATCAGACAAGCTGGCCTACAGATCTTGATGCACCCTCGTACGGGCCACTGTTTGAAGCAGCCATGGGCGGAGTGGTGAAGACGTTTGCCGGAGGACGTGTGGCTCGAGTCACCGCCGGGGTTGGCATCGAATTTGAAACCGCCGTCAACCTGACCGAGGGGCAAGCCGTCGTCTACGGCTCGGAAATGCGCTTTGTCACCGGGGTAGTGAATGAACGCACAGTCGAGCTGAATGCACCCTTCAGCCTGCAGCCGGCTGCCGGCTCTCAGTTCACCCGAACTGTGACGTTTTTCCTGGGCACAGATCCGCCTAGCATCTCGCTGTATGACTACTGGGCTCCATCCGGCGCCGTCAGTCGCCTGCTCTATGGCTCCGCGGTGGATGACTTCTCAGTCACAATCAATGGTGATTACCACGAGTTCACCTTTCGGGGCTTCGCAGCCGGCCTCACCGACAGTTCAAGCTTCAGCGGGCAAGTGGCCGGCTTGAGCGAATTCCCTCCCGAGCCTGTGGTTGAGCCATCTCAATATCAAGTGATTCCCGGTCACCTGGGTCAGGCCTGGATCGGCAATATTGCGGAACGCTACTGCACATTAACCTCTGCGGAAGTCCGGCTGCGGAACAATCTAGACACCCGCAACCGGGAATTCGGCTGTGCCTCTTTTCGGGGACTCGTCGCCGGTGAGCGCATGGTTACGGTGGATTTCGCCTTGTATGAAACCGACGAAGACCGCGTCAGGGCCTTATACGAATCCGCGGCTTTGCGGTCTCCGATCGGCATGATGTTTCAGCTGGGCGGAGCCGGCGGGCAGCTCTTTGGTCTGTATGCCAAGGCTGTGCTGCCTGAGCTGCCCGAGTTTGACGACAGCGAACCTCGTCTGGTCTGGGAGTTCCGGGGCTGCCGCGCTCAAGGTTCTGCCGACGACGAACTCGTCATTGCCTTCGGATGAAAGTCCATGATTCAGCATCAGAGCACAGAACGCTTAGAGTCAAAAGTTTTCCCCGGCGTCAGCTTTCTCATCCGCAAGATGTCCTTTGCCGGAAGGCTGGAACTGCTCAAGCGGGCGCGGGAATTGCATAAGCGCATCGACTATTGTGCCTCCGGGTCAGAGGCAGAACAGTTGGAGGCGGCCGAGCTGGAAGCCGAGATGGACCGCCTGTTCCTCGACTGGGGACTCGTTGCGCTTGAGGGGCTGGCAATCGATGGCGAGCCGGCCACCCCGTTGGCTTTGATCGAGCGTGGTCCTCAGGAGCTGGCTCAGGAAATAGTGGCTGCGGTCAAAAGGCAACTGGGACTCAGCGCCGAAGAACGAAAAAACTGATCGTCGCCTTCCATTTCCAATACGCTGATCCGGCCGCCTGGAAGTGCGACTCCTGCCGCGCGGCCGGATTGCAACGCAAACGGAACTGCGGCTTTGTGCCCGGACCCAAACACGGCATCGCCTGGGCGCGCAACGGCGTGATCTCTGAGGAATGTCCGGTGTCCTACATCACCGCCGAGAGCCTCTGCTGGCTGGAAGAATACGCGGCCTGGACCCTCGGTGGCAAAGGGTCTTTGCGGCAACTAGAGGCACGCACCGTGGACGCATTTCTTGTGATCGAAAAGGAGCGCTGGAAGGAGGAACAGAATGGCTACACGCACTCTTAAGAGTTTGAGTGGGCTCGTCATGCCCACGCGTACGCAGGACGCCTCTCAAGTGGGCGCTGCTCTGCTGGAGCTGATTCGCGCCACCACCACCCAGGCCGCAGCGAATCCGCTCGACAGCCTTGCAACCCCTCTCACTGTTCGGGAACAGCTGCAAACGTTTAAAACCGTTGCCGATACCCAGGCGGAAGCCGTTCGAGAAAACACTTCGGTGCTGAAAGATCTCATCCGCCTCCTGCCGCTGCGGCTGGACTCGTCGGCTTGGCGCCAGGCTACGGGCGGAGGCGGCTTTGGTCTGCTCAGCGGATTGGGCATCGGTCTTTTGATCAAGGGCCTCGGAAAGCTCTTTGGAGGCGGCAAAAGTGAGCCTGAATCAACGCCTCTGACTGCCTTCCAAATTCCTGAGCCCGTGCAGGCGCAGTTGGGTGTCTATGACGGCGGGCGTCGGGTGGTGGAGTTGAATCGCGCTCTGTCTTCACCCCAGCGGACGAACGGCGCGGGACCGTCGCCAGTCATCAATGTCAACGTCACTGCCATGGACAGCCGGTCCTTCTTGGACCACGCCGATGACATCGCCCGCGCTGTGAAAGAGGCGCTGCTGCAATCCCACTCCCTCGGTTCCTTTATCAACGAGCTGTAAGCCTATGGACCGCTTCCCCAAACTATCCACAGGGGCAGTTGCCCAATATCCCGCGGCCCGCACACGCCGCTTCTCCACCCAGGTAATCCGCTTCGCCGATGGTAGCGAGCAGCGTTTTCCCGTGTGGAAAGCGCCCATCACCGCCTGGCGAATCGAACTCAATAAGTTGACTACAGACGAGTTGCTGGCCATACGCCAATTCTTCCGCAGCCAGTCCGCCAGCCACGGTCGCTTCGAGTTTCAAGATCCATTCGATGAGCAGGTTCATCAGAACTGTTTCATTCGCGAGGACGAGCTCGCTCAAATTTGGCAGGACCACTTCTCGACTGCCTGTGCCCTGTGGATTGAAAAGGAGCTCTGATGTTGGTCTTTCCGCAAATTTTGCCTGCCGGTGTCGCCCAATTCCCGATCGAGCGACGCGAACTGCTGCGCACGGTCACTGCTGTGACGCCAGGCGGGGCCATCATCACCCGCATGGATGATGACAACCGCATTTCCTGGGTCCTTGAATATTCCGGGCTGCATTTAGACGAGGCCGTCGCTCTCGAGTCTTTCTTTCTCAACGCCGCCGGCCGTCTCCAGTCGTTCGTCTTCCTCGACCCGCTGGCGAATCTTCTGCGCTGGAGCGAGGACTTGACCCAAAGCGTCTGGTCTGCAGCTACGGCACTGCAAGTCACGCCGGGCATCTCAGATCCACAAGGCTCTTCTCGAGCCTTTAGGATCACCAATCCATTAGCAACTGCGGCCCGCATCTCCCAGACGATTGACGCGCCCGCTTCGTATCTTTACTGCTTCAGCTTCTATGCTCGCAGCACGGCCCCGACAACCATCCGTCTGTTTCAACAAGCGCAGGCGAGAGAAACCATTGCGAACGCCGGACTGTCACCCAGCTGGCGACGCATTGTTCGGGCGGCCAGATTGGATTCTGACGCCAACTCGGTCTCCTTTGGCGTCGAGATCCCCCCCGGCGGAGCCGTTGAGCTATTTGCTCCGCAGGTAGAACCGCAAATCGCGCCATCTCCATATCTGCCGTCCAAACAGAACTCGGGAGTCTGCCCTAAGGTGCGCTTTGATCAGGACGAGATGACCGTGCGGGCAGACAACTTCAATTCCTACTCAACTCGTCTTCAACTTGTTACTGCCGGAGCTCTCTGATGGATAGCATCTATGCAGTCAAAACGCGCGAAATCACATCAACTCCCGTTTTAGCCTTCGATTGCGAGCTCAGAAACGGTGCTGTCGAACGTTGGAGTACACATGCCATCTCCATTGCGGGCAAAAGCTATTCAGCCCGTGTCCTTCAGCACAGCGTTTTCGACCTCAAGGCTGCTGCTGACGACGGCCTCGACGGCATCGCGAAAATCTCTTTAACCCTGGCCAACGCCGACGGCTACTTCTCACAAATCGAGCGAAGCGCCGGGTGGAAGGGCGCGCGGCTTACGGTCCGGTTCTATTTCCTCGATCTGGTGACCGGTGAGTCGAGTCCTGAGGAATTCGTCCTCTTTAAAGGCGCCGCCAACCCGCCGGATCTGATTACAGAAAATTCTTTCCGGCTGACCTTTGCCAACCGGCTGAACCTGCATCGCGTGCTACTGCCTTCGGTAAGGATTCAGCGCCGTTGCCCATGGTTCTTCCCTGCCACCCAACAACAGAGAGAGCAGGCGGTCTCCGGCGGGGCTGAAGGCCGCTACTCACTCTTCTTCCCGTGCGGCTATTCAGCGGACCAACCGGGGGGAGTCGGCAATCTGCAAAATGGGCAGCCTTTCACCGGTTGTGATCGAACGCGCCAGAATTGCACTGAGCGCGGCATGTTTGACCGCGACTCATCTGGCAAAGTCACGCGCCGCTTCGGCGGAATTGAGTTTGTTCCAGCTAGCATTCGTGTGCGTTCTGCCGGCGAAAAAGGTTATCACCCCAGCACGACTCTCGACAATCAGGCTAAGTTCAATGACTTTGTTCCTCTCGTGTATGGCACAGCCTGGTATCAGCCGCCCATCATCTTTGCCCGTAATGACGGCAATTTAACCCATCTCGAACTCCTGTTGGGCCTGGGACCGATCAATCGCGTTCTGAAGGTAATCGCAAATCAGATTGAAATTCCCGAAGGACAGGCAGGAGCCAACATGACTGCCACCGGCTGGTTCAATGTCGTCAGCTACGGCGAACGCCAGGGAGCTTTCAACCTCTCCTTTCAGGATGCTGCGGGCAACCCGGCCGGCGACCCGTATGGGGGCCTGGCCGTTCTCTCCCTCGTGCTGCCCAACCGTATTTCCGATGGCAAGACGTTCCCCAGGGTGCAAGTCCTTCTCGAAGGTCTGAAACTGGATACCTATGATGGCGCCGGCAACTTTGTCTCCACGGGCTACACAAACAACCCAGCCTGGGTCCTCTTGGACGTGCTGCGCAGGACCGGCTGGCAGCTCAGTGAAATGGACCTGCCTAGCTTCACCACTGCTTCAGCTTGGTGTGATCAGCCGGCTGAATGCATGGATGTACACGGCCGGTCTGTCATTCGCCCGGCCTTCCAGTGCAATCTCGTCTTGCAACGGCGCCGCTCTGCCGCTGACCTCCTCCGCAGTATCCGCAACGCAGCCGGCCTGTATCTGCGATACAACGAACAAGGGAAGCTTCAGCTGTGCATTGAAGGCGCCCTAGCCCAGCAGCATCCTGTAAAGCCCCCAGGGTCGAACGCCCGCGAACCCCTCAATGGAGGATGGCCCGCATACGAGTTCGGGGATGGTTCGAATGGAGCCGGCGACATCGTCCGCAAACCGAACGGCGAGCCCTCCATCCGCTTCTTCTCTCGTTCCACTGCGGACACGCCAAACCGCTTTGCACTCGAATTTCAGGACGAACTCAACGTCTACCAGCAAGATAGCTTCTCTATCGTGGACGTTGAAGATGTAGCTGCCGCCGGCCAGGAAATCACTGGAGCGTTTCCTGTTGAGGGAATCGCCAATGTTCGCCAGGCGGCCTATATCACTCGCATCCAGCTGGATCGTTCCGTGCGCGGAAACCTGTACGTTGAATTCGAAACCTCCGTTCGCGCCATCGGGCTTAAGCCAGGCGACCTGATCACCCTCACCTGGCTGCGAGAAGGCTACAACCGGCAGCCTTTCCGGATCGTCAAGATCTCCCCTGGCCTAAATTTCGGCACAGCTATGATCACCGCTCAAATCCACAATGATGAGTGGTATTTGAGAGCCGCGGCCGAAAACGGCATCCTCGGCGCGGGTCGCATTTCACCGCAGCAGCCTGGCTTGCCCCGACCGCTGGCAGGAACAGCCTTGGATTCAGAGGGCTACCCCCAGTTTGGCGTCGAAGAGCGTTTTGAACAGTCCGCAGATGGCGCCTATCAACAGATTCTGCAAGTATCCTTCGGTCTTCCTCCGCGACTGAGCAGCCAGTTTGTCAGTCCTCCGATCGTCAGCCTAGGCGCGCGTGTGGAAACCACCGGCGGATCACTTCCAGGTGATCGTCGCCTGTATTACGCGGTCACAGCTGTCGACAATGAAGGCGCCGAGAGTGAACTCTCCTTTACTGTGCCAGTCACCATCCCTCCGGGGACCAATACCAACAAGGTGATCTTGCGGGATCTCAGTTTTCCGCCCGGCGCAGTTGGCTTTAGCGTTTACCGCGGGCCGAATCCGACTATGCTCTATCGCATTGCCGCTGCTCGAAGTCTGAGCGCCACATTCGAAGATTCCGGCTTAGCAGCCAGCGTCGCGCCGCCGCCCGATCCAAACTTTGACCACGCCAACTTTTACTGGCGTCTGGAGCTCTTACCCCAAACCCCGGCTACCCGCTTTTCATCCACCATGATTGGCAGTGACATCGCACGCATGATCCCCAACGAATATCGCGACCAAGTGGTCCGTATTCAGGCTGGCAAAGGACGTGGTCAGGAACGCCGGATCATCGCCAACACGGAGCACGAGATCGCCGTCGCGACGCCTTGGGAGACCATCCCGGATGCCACCAGCGAGTTTGTCGTCGTCGAGAATGGTTGGCAGTTCGGCGCCATGGCCAAGTCGAGCCCGGTGAGCTTTCCCGTTCCCAACCGCCAGAACACGTTTGTCCATCTTTCCGGCCGCGCAGCAAACGTCAACGACGTGGAATGTGCCTACGAGCTTTCTCCGCTGACTCGCTGGGAGCTCGGTTCCAGATCCGGATCGGGGCAGGACGGCGATGTGCCGCCGCGACCGGCTTTTGGCCTCTCCACCCTCGGGAACGGCGTTTTGGAAGTTGCTGGAATCTCTTTCCCAACTTTAGACAACACACGAACCATCACCGCCGCCAGTTTGACTATCCATTACTGGGATGAACTGAACTCTCCCTCCACAGCCCGCTTGCTTTCAGCTGTCACCGATTCAGATGGGGAAATCCGGCTGCAGGGCCTGCCTGTGCTCGAGGAGGGGGCCCTGCTGCAGCTGGAGCGCGAAATCGTTAAAATTCTTCGCCGCGTGGCAGACGGACGCTATGCGGTTACGCGCGGTGATCGTGGCACAACGGCACAGCCTCATCCCGCCGACACTACGGCTTACCTGCTGCAGCGCAGAACCGTCGTGCTTCCGTTTGTTCGCAGCTTCTTCGGAACCCCTGCCAGCGGCAGCTATTCCTTCCCCGTCTACCTTCCAAATGCCCGTGTCGCCGCGGCTGAAATGATTATGACGAATGCGCGAGGCGCAAGCGAAACCTCACCGGTGGCAGTGACCCACACCATCGATCAGGGACTGCGAACCCTCTCGGGAGGACAAATTGTTCTTCAAGTGGATGGTTTTCTTGCGATTCAAAGTGGCGCCATCCCTCCCTTCATCGTCGAATCTTCCTACGCTGTCGGAGCGATTCGAGCTTTTGTGCGAGAGGCGCCGGCCGCTACTCCTCTGCTGGTGCGGGTAAAGAGGAACGGAGCAACCTACGCTGACCTCACCATCGATCCCGGCCAGACTCAATCGATTGAAGTCTCCGGATTCGGCAAGCCGCCTCTTCTGCCGGGAACCGTGCTCGATCTCGACATCGTCTCGGCCGGCGGCTTAAACGACGGCAGTCCAGGCCGTGACCTCACCGTCATTCTGGCCTTGTAA